CTAAATCTGCACCCAAAGCTTTCATTGGACCAGATAAAGTTTTCTTTCCTTGTATTACTGGCTCCATAGTTGGCTCACCAAAAGTATTTATCATATCTTGCACAAAATATTTTGCAGACCAACTATCATAGCCACATTTAAACAGGTATATATCTTTTTCATTTTGCATTTCTTCAAACCATTCAACAATCAAGCGATAATCTATACTATTGCCAGGACTTAACCTAATAAATCCTCGCTTTAGCCAAATATCATAAGGCACTTTATCCTCATGTACTCGTTTTTCAAGTAATTCTTCTGGTATCCAATACATCTGCTCTACATAAAAACGCTTTTCATCTTCTAGCGTTTTAAAAAGCATAGTTGCACAAGTTAAATCCGTTGTAGCAGATAAATCTATACCGCCAATGCCATATCTAGGTTTTAAAACCTCAACATCAAACGTTGCTTCATTGTTTAGTTGTTCAAAAGTCATAAAAGCTTCTGTAGTAGTTTCTCGCACATTAAAATCTTTACATAATAAATTTTTAACATAATGAGGATTAGCCTTTGCACGATTTACTTTATCTTCTAATTGTTCTTTATTTTTTATTGTTCCTAGTGCAGGATTAGCCTTTGCCCAATATTTTGGATTAGTCCATTCACTTCTTCTATCCAGTTCATAAATCACTGGTAAAATAGTATCTACTTTATAGCCTTCTTCATTGTCGAAATCGGCAATTATATTAGCTGCTTCTTCATACTTTAGGTCAAAAATACCTTCACGCACTGTACCTGCCGTTGAAGTAATAATAGATAAAGGCTGTTCTCTTGCAGTCATACCATCAATTACTACATCATAAAGATTTTTATCTTTGATAGCATGTAGCTCATCAATTAAGGCACCATGAACATTAAGACCATCTAAACTATCGCTATCACTTGCCAGTGCCTTAAATGTTCCATCATTAAAATTACACTGTATTTCAGACACTAATGATTTAGAGCGTTTAGCTAATGATGGTGATTTTTTTACCATTCTTTTAGATTCTAACCATATTATTTTTGCTTGGTCCCTTTTTGTCGCTACACTATAAATTTCAGGACCTGCTTCACCATCAGCAAATAACAAATAAAGACCTATTCCACTGGATAATGTAGACTTACCATTTTTACGAGCTACGATTAAAATTAATTCTCGATATTGTCTAAGTCCTGTATTTTTATCTACAAAACCAAACAGTGCCGAAAGTATAGCTTTTTGCCACACTTCCAATATAACAGGCTTACCAGCCCATTTACCTTTAGAGTGTTTGCAATATCGTTCAATGAAATCTATGGCATGATTGGCTCTTTGTTCATCAAAAATATAACGACCATTGTTATCATCAAGCTTATCATGTAAATGCTTAAATAATTTCGCTACTTTTTCTGAAACTACTACATCACCATTGTTTATCTTTCCATAGTAAACCTCAATATAATTCATATAATCACTACTTTTTCAATGTACCAACAAAAGCTTCAAAACCATCATCAACATCATCAGAAGTTTTTTGTGGCATACAAGATAGCAACGTTCGGATTAATGAATTATAATTTTTTAAAGCTGTAGAATATGCTTTACTAGCAGTAGACTCTTTTGTGCCGTATTGGTCTTTTCCATTGCAATATTCCTCGATAAAACCATCTTTATCGAGGTTTTTTTGCAGGTTATCAAGCCTAAATTCTAGGTCAATAGCAAAATCAATTGTTCTTTCGACTATTGCCATTTTATCATCATCAATATTTTTAAAAGCCTCTCTATATTGCGCCAATCTTCGCTTTTTCAAAGTTTTTTCACTTACTTTTGACACAAAAATACATCTCCTTTCTAGTAAATTTTCTGAAAAATAGACCACACCCCTCTTGGCGATATCGTGTATTTTATACGAACGTGGACCCTCCGGTCTAGTGAATTGTCAGACAATTTATTAAATACGGGGGTGTTGATACGTAGCAAGCAAAGCAAAACGGTCTAACCTTACTTACTCATCAACTCTGACAGGTTCATCAACAGCAACAAGGTTGCCGTCCTCATCAAAGTGCATTGTTCTTGTATTGTTATCTTTGCTATGTATCTTGTTATGACACTCAAGACATAATAGCATTAGGTTATCCCAACCATAAGCAATATCAAAGTTATTTATATTCTGTGGAGTAAGCGAAACTTTATGATGTACAATAAAGCGTTGTCCGTCTGTACCCTTGCGAGCGACAGTCTTGTTATGACACATCTCACAAATATACAATTTAGATTGTGCAAAGGCTTTAGCACATTTCCGCCATCTTGTACTATTATAGAACTTACGTGCAAATTCTTTAGCCATTTTTAACCAATATCAAAAGGTAAATCAATTTCAAACGATGCAAAAACATCAGTATCAAATCTAGCCACAAATGCACCATCTAAAAAAATATCCATATATTTCTTGCCAAAATATACTATACCCTCACCTTCAAAAACATATACTCGATTATTTTTAGTTGTTACTTCTATACGTTCTTGTATAGGAAACTCACATCTATCTATATACATTATTCTCACCTTTCTATTGTTTGCATTTCTGTTGTTTTGATACTTGCAATTTTTCGTACTGCTATAAAGCGATTATCCCAACTTTTATATTTACTATCCGCTAAGACAGATTTTTCTTTAGCATCTAATAATACTGCTTTTGCTCGTACTACATCATCATCGGTATTAACCAGTGCTTTTATTTTTATTTGATTAGACTTAGGATATTGTTCAGAATACATAAGATACTTTTCATCCCATATCTGCTTATATGCATCATCTGCTTGTGCCAGTATGTTTTTAGTTTTAGCCACATATTCAGATAACGTTGCTATCGTATTTGTAATCAATGCAATATCATCTATTAACTCTTGCCCTGTTGGATTATTAGATATCTTAAATTCATTATCCATATAAATTCCTCAAATATTCTTCACATTTAGTTTTAATTAGTTTAAGTTTATCTGTATTATGACGAGCATAATGACAATTATTACATAGCACTACACCGCCAGAAATTATATCTGACTTTTCTTGACCACACGGCTCATGATGAAACTTATGGCTATCATCTACATATTTTCCACATACAATACATCTATGATTATCACGCTCAAATATATCATGGTTTAACTTTTTTAATTTTTTGCCATATAGTTTTACACGTTTTTGTTTTTGAAACATAACCTCACCTTCTTAAAAATGGGTACAAAAAAACGGCTTAACCAAATGGTCAAACCGTCTTTTTACCTTATCAGTTTCTCATCTATTCAATTTTTACTAATTATAATTATATCATATACCCTATAGTCTCATCTAGTCTCATTTAGTCTCATTTTGCAATTTATCACTGACAAATTCTAATCCCTGTTTATGCATTCGCATAACATGACTTCTACTGTATTTCATTTCTTTCTGAATAACACTCCACTTTTGAAAACTAAGATACCGCAATGACAATATCCTTTTCATTTTTACATCTATATCAAGTTCTTTTATGAACTTTTCTATCTCTTTAATCTTTGCCAGCCATAAATTCCTCTCTTTTTCCAACTCGCTCGCCTTTTCTTCGATTTTGCTTATTTCCGCACTAATATCGTATTTCTGATTAGTTTTGCCAAACGTGAGCTGATAACTGGCAATTAATGTTCTTGATGTTTTTTTTATTTCTGCCAATTCATATGCTAAAGCTATTGCCGTACTTCTTGCTTCATATGCTTGATTTAAAAATTTTTGTGCTTCTTCGATTGTAGCCATATGATACCTCCATTATTTAGACGCTAAAAGGATAGCCTTATTTAAAGCTATCCTTTTATTTTATTATTCTACATATTTATCATAATACTCAAAACATAATCGTCTTATATCATCTTCACCAAATCCTTTATTTAATAAAACCTTTTTTGCTCTCATCATCTCATAATAAAATTCACCATATTGGTCTATTAAACAACTCAATACTATTTCTTTAGGATTTTTTAAACTTAAAATAGCATCTTTTATATCATCTACCCATTCACTATTTAATTCATAAGCTTCTATTTCTAATTTATATTTTTCAAGTTCATCATAACTTTTCATGCTACAGCACCACCTAATAATGTTCTAAATTTAGAAATAGCCTTTTCATAATATCTAAATGTTTCAACTTCTTTATTTGAATGTTGAGCTTTATCATAGAACCATTTACCAAACTGAGGTGTTTTTAAGTTATATGTGTTAGCTAATCTACCAATTTTATTAGCTGATACACCTAAGATTGCACCTATTTCATCAGATGAATAAGTTTTTTGAGTAGCTTCAGGTAGATTAAATAAGTCTTTACCTGCTAATACATTGCCAGCCTTAGCAAAGGCAATTTCTTTATATTCTTTTATAGTTGTCATCTGTGATAATTCTTTCCACATTTTTGCTTGTCTAGTTCTAGCGTTTAACAACATTGCTTCTGAACGTAATTGTTTGGCATCATCTACAGGTTGCTGTTTTATAGAGTAGCTACCCGTTTTACGAATTGAAGGTAATACTTCATCAAATACCCAGCTTTCAAATTTTTCTGCTGTTGGTAATTTACTTCTAACAACCAAGCGATAAACATCACCTTCGGGAATGAAATTAGCATTTTGTTTTCTACCAAGATTATCTGTGATGATCCCCTGTTTTAGGGTAGCATTTTTACAATGTGTATTTATTGCATTATTAGGTTTTTCATATCCTAAAGCCTTTGCAATATCACTTGCACAAAATAAAATTTTATCTCCGTCTACTATAGTTCTAACTTGTCCAAATTCAGCATTATTAAATATTTGCAATTGATTTTCCATTATATATTCTCCTTTTCTGTACCCACAAAGAATGATATAATAGATTTATCAGTCCTTGTGGGATTGTTGTATTAAGCAACCTGTAGCTTTGGTCGGTGAGCGGGTTGCTTTTTTATTTGTCTTTTAAAGCCTTAATACCTTCTCTTACACCATCAGCTCTACTAATATTATTTCTTAAACAATAATCGTCAAGAATTTTTACTGTATCATTATCT